ATGAATGAAATTTGGCAAGAATTCGTGTATGCTACCGGACTATATATCACGCTAAGAATTTTTAGAAAGCCAATAGCAGCACCGACAACAATAGGGTTTTTATCAGCTACATTGTATTGTTGGGCCTTGTCCAAATGGTCATAGATATAAAAAAATGATTATACATAAAAGAGCAACTTATAGTTGCTAAATGAGGATGACAGGATTCGAACCTGCAATCTTGTGGAAACACCGTTAACTGGACACTTTCTATCACACGCCTTACCGTTAGGCCACACCCCCCTTTAAATAACGAGCTTTTACTGGGATTCGAACCCAGGCTGGCAGAATCAAAACCTGCAGTCCTGACCAACTAGACCATAAAAGCGGATAAATGAACAAGTTTTTTACTTGTTATTATAACTATAATACTATGTGTTTATATGCCTATAAAAAATAACTTTTTAAAATTTAAATGGAATTCATAACTTTTGCCAAAGGGGAAATGAATTTTTCGGATCAGTTATTTAAAATGATTAAAGGAATCAGCAGTGTTATTCAGCAAAAAAGGTCGAATTTAATAATATTGGATACTTTTTTATGTGATTATGATAAAGATTATTATACTCCTATTTCAAATATATTCAATTTACAAGAAATAAATGTATATTTAAAAAAGTATAATATAACTTTGATAGACAAACACAATTTTCAGTTTGAATTATTGAAAGTAGAATATGGAACAAAAGAAGAAAATATAGATATAACACAAGAAATTAAGGAAAAATTTTATGAAAATAAAAAATTATTTATTGATAAAACATTAGTATTTAATTCTCTCAAAGGAGATCCATGTTTTAATACTGTTAAAAGAGTTTGGATAAGTTATAATTTAAATGGGTGTATTTATAGTGATGAATATTCAGAAGTATTACAAAAAAACATTGATTATACTAATGAAAATTACAAATATTTTAACAGTAGTATTATTCTAAACAATAATCAAGATATATTTCAGGATATATTAATTCATTTGGTTTATAGCAAAAAATTTTATGATTTATCTACATCAATATTATCAAAACAAAATATTACAAATAAAGTAAATATTATACACTTAATTATAGAAGATGAGTCAGTACAAATCTTGACTAAAAGAAAAAACTTTTTGCTACAAAATTTCAAAGAAAAACTTTCAAATAAATATATTCAATTAATAAAAGATCATATTCAGAAAACGGATACAACAATAATATTAACAAAATCTTTAATAAAAAATCCAGTTATAGACTTTTTAAATCAAAATAATTATAATTATTTTATTCCAAGAAAACATTTTGAATATAGTGAATTAAATGCAATAGCAGATTTTATACATTCAAAAAAATGTAATAACGTATTTATTGGCAATTTCAATTATAATACAATGAATGGTTCTTCGTTGAGTTATTATATCAAAAATACAATAAATACTAATGTTATTTACAAATCAATAGACTTCGATCAAATATAAATCTAACCTTCATAATGACTGAAATTTTTTTCTTAATGACTGAAAATTTGGTCAGATTATTTTAAAATATCTGAAAAGTTATTTTTTCTACAACATTGCTACAAGAATGTAATGAATAAGCGAAAACACTTAATTCGAGTAGGCCAAACCGCCCATACCGCTCATGATGCGGAGAACGTTGTAATTGGTAGCGTAAACGCGAACCTTGGCATCCGAACTGTCAACGGTGTTGGCAGTAAGGGTGAGTTGAAGGGTGGCGTTATCGATACGCGACATATTACAGGTACCGGATGGTTGATGCTCTTCGGGTTTAAGTCCGAACGAGTAAACGTTAATACCGGTAGCTGGGACATTGGTGTGATGTTGGTAAGGTTGGACAAGATTGAAGTATCTGCCCATGCGCTCCGAGAAACGATCGTGACCGTTAAGTTGGAGTTTGGCCGAGAAGACAGGGTTGAAACCCATGTCTTTGTCGGTCCATTTGAGGTAGGAACCAGCGGCAGTTCCAGTCGAAGTGGGGAACTCTTGCGATCCGACGGCCTCGCCCTCAAGAACGTAACGACCACCAGTCATACCACCACCATATGGGTCCGAGGGGGTACCAGTTTTGTACGAAGTGTCGACGGCATCAGTGTAATTGAACCATTGTTTTCCACCACTGGCATCAAGAACCTCATCTTTTTGTACAACCCAGATAAGTTCTTTACATGGGTGATTGAAGTTGAGTTTGATCTTGTTGCTGACGCTGGAGACCGACTCGTCACCAGTGAATTGAACTTGCTCGATGAGGTATTCGTGCGAGACTTGGGCGAAACGTCTGCGCTCATCGGTATCAAGGTAGATGTAATCTACAAAGAGCGAAGCAGCTTCAAGTGAAGCAGGCTTCAAGTTGTTGCAGCATTCGCTTTGCGAACGGAATTCAAGATTGATCTTGACCTCGTGATATTGAAGGGCAATAAGAGGAAGGGCAAGTCCTGGATTGCGGCAAAACCAGAATTCAAGAGGAATGTATAAATCCATTTCTGGTTTGAAAGTGGCCTCGGTGGTGGAGTCCCAACTGGTTAGCGATGGTACGTTACCAATCATATTGGCGTAACCAGCTTTCTTTCCAGATTCTTGCGAAAGTTCGTTCCATATGTGCATCCAGTCACCATAGTGTTTGTCAATGCGTTGACCACCAATTTCAACCTCGGCGTACTTGATAAGTACGTGTCCGAGGTAATTGAGCCAACGGCCTTGATCGCCGTCAACCTCAGCCTTGGGTATAGTGACTTGGAGGTATACACGGTGCATAAGATCACCGTTACGCGAAACAGTGCATGTAACACGCTTTCCGAAGTCAGCAGAACCGTTGAAGGTTTGCTCAATCGCCTCCATCGAGAAATTGGTGTGGCGACGGTAAACTACCTTGAAAAAGGTAATTTGAGGGTTACCAGTAAGGTAAATGTCTTGCGCTCCATAAGCTACTAATTGCATAAGTCCTCCTCCCATTTTGTATAAATGTATATAAGAAAAAAAAATAGCATGAACAAATTTAAAACCCTGTCCTTTTTACACATGTAATGGATTTCTATTGAGTAAAGGTACCTTATTATGATAGATTGTAAGGTTTTTTACTGTAAAAAATAAAATTTTTAGTAAAAAAAATGATATAATAGAATTGTTATAGTGTATAGAAAAACCAATGAGTTCTGAAACTATTCCGTGGGATATAATCAATATTTTATATATCCATAATCCTAACAAATTCGTAAATACTTGTAAAGAATTTAATGAAAAATATAAGAATGAAATTGAGTCTGCTAAAAAAATTATAAAATGGTGGGATAAATGCTGTATTACATATGTACATCAAAATGTACCAATAAATAAGTATGAAATTATGAGTAAAAGGAGATTAGTAGAGCATTATAGACTTAATTATGAATGGGATTATCTTAAAACATATCCAACATTCTTGGTTAATAAATGTAATAAATTGGATTTGTTAGAAAAAGCAAAAAATGCAGAATTAATAGGAACTCGTCAGAGTATTATTGACTTTCTAAAAGAACCAAATATTCTAGTGGAGGATATTCTTTATGCCGGATGGTAATTTATGGTACATATACATCATAATCTAATGACTTTAATGAATTTAATATAAAAGTATCACTATTTTCTGATTTTGGTATACATACAAATGTTATAAGACTGATTTTATGACTATTCCAAGTAATGTATTCATATATTTTTATAAATTTATCATTGATATATGATGTTGACACAATTACTGATGGTGTTTTTAAATAATTAATTACAGATGGACTACTTCCACATTTTGGTAATTGCTTTATAACTTTGTTGAATTTTTGAATTTTTGGGATGTTCCATAAATGAATATGAAAATTATATTTTTTGATTTCAATCCATAGTTCATCACTAAAATAAAAATTCATATTAAAGATTATTTAAAAAATTTTAAAAGTTTTACTTAAAATTTATTGTATTAAAATTAATTCAAATGAATAATTTGAAAGTAAATCAGTCTTATTGTTTATACAGAAAAGTTGGAGATGATATTTTAACGGTTATTAATAGCTATATAGTAAACCCATATAATATATATAAAGAACATTCAAAAATTACTTATTACAATATAATTAGCATACTTAATTCGGAATTTTATAATTCTTTTTTAACATGGCATTATGAACATCCATGTTGTAGTTTGGCAATGTCTCTTATAAATGAATATGAGCCACACAAATTTAAGCTTGATTATTTTGTATCTACAATCAAAACACAATGTCCTGAATATTCTTCTTTAAAAAAAGGAAGAGATTTGTTATTGGTAATGGGTTGTATTACTAGTCAAAAATGGAAATTATTGTGTTTAATAGACAAAACAGATTTAATTAACAAGTTCAATGTTTCATACTAAAAAAATGATTATAATAAACAAATATATGGAATAGTTACAATTTTAAGAGCTTGTGTTGTCAGGGCTTTGCCAAAGTACAACATGGATGTGTATAACTTAGTACATAAATTCAAAGAAATATATAGATTTTCAGAAGATGAGGATGAATCTTTGGATATTTTTGAGGAAAATACTTTAAATGAATACAACAAAAATGTTTCACTCCAAAATGATTATGATTTAATAATATGCCCTTTTAAAGAAGTTGACCATAGTTTACCATATGAATTATTATTCAATTCTTTTAGAAGGTTTTTAAATTGTGACTCTAAAAATATTGAAAGATGGTATTATAATGGATTATTTGATTTAACCGAAATAAGTGTTGATCGCTATGGAAAAATTGTAACACTTCTCGAATATTCAGAATTATATTTAAAAGATTTTAAAGCAGAATTTGTAAATAGTCTATCTAATAGGAAAGATATACAAATCAATATATATGAGCAAAATGTTGATATTATTAGAACATTATGCGCTATTAATTCTGCCAAAAAGAATAAAAAATTAAAAGAAAGAGAATTAGCTAATTATAAAATAGCAAAATTATTATTACCAGATGACATTATTAATTCATTGTGTGAATTTCAGTTTGGTTGAGTAAACCCAAAGTGGATGAAGTTGAAATAAAAAAA